GGAGCCTCAGAATTACCGCATAGCATGGATTCTTTGTTACGCGCTTACGAACCAAATTTGGAGAGCCCCATTAAAAAGGTTGCTTAATTAAAAAATATGCCTCTTCCCGTTCTCAAAAATGGGGAGGGGGTTAATTGAAATTATAGATTAAGCTGTGAATGAGAACCAAGACGCACTAAAACTAGCCTATCTTGACCAATCAAGCGATAGATCAAAACCAAATCAGGTCGAATATGACAATCCCGATAATCTTTCCAATTTCCAGTTAATGCATGGTCATGATACCGAAGTTCTAAAGGTTGATCATTTGCTAATGCCACAATGACTTGATGCAAATCTGTACTTAAAAGATGCCGATATCGTCCTTTTATTTCACGCTTGAAATCACGTTTGAAAATAGTGGTACGTTCAATCGTCCGCATAGAGATCATCAAATAATTCGTCTACGGAATGAAACTTTTTTAAGTTGCCTTCATCAAGTTCGGCAAAAGCTGCTAGGGTTTCTGCATTGGGTTGAAACAAAAAAGAAGGAATAGCTTTATCTTGTGCAATACGTGTCATCAACACTCTCACGACATCACTTACTGACAAACCAGAGGCTTGAATAACTTGATTAGCGACATTTTGAATTTCTTCCGGTACACGCGCTTGAACCATGCGACTGGTAGCCATAATGATTTCTCCTCTCTCAACTCAACTGTATTTCAATGTAATACAATTGAAGCTTAATTTCAACTGTAAAGCATTATTTTTAAAGTGGAGAGATCGTTTGACTTAACAACCACTTGCTTTTTTAAGACTTCACCCACGTTTACGGCGCTCTTCTGTTACATACTTAAAAAAGAAGGCTGGTAAAACGTCTTTAGCTGGCTTTAAGCGTGCAAGTTCTTCATCTGTCAATGGTAGAGAATCCACTGCTTCCCAATCTTCTTTTGTGCAGACGCACCTTATCTCAAAGTTTTTTTTGAAAACCAATAATCCTTATGTGACTTGAAGTGTATCCGTTCGCATACCGGAATATATACCCGATTATACCGGATCGTCAATTATTCATAATTGGGGGAAAAAATCAGGGCAAGGAGCAACTATGAATAAGAAGAATCGTAAGGGTTTATCGGTTCGTGCGTTTGCGAAGAAGATGCGCGTTTCTCCTAACGCAGTGGTTTCTCGATTTAAGACAGGGAAATTTGATAAGGCTCTTTTTGAAGATGGTTCTGTTAATGAAGCGCTTGCAACAGCTATCTGGAATGAGAATCCAACAAAACGCCCAACTCCATTTTTAGCACCGGATGGTCAACCGCAAACAAAAATCAAACAAGCCTCTACAGATGGAGCCAATGAATACAAGATAAAACTGGAGCGAATGCAAGTTGCGCTAGCAAAAGAAAAGATTGCTCTGGAAAAGTTACGCGAAACCACTGTTGATCGTGAAGAAGTGAGAAAAGAAGCATGGAACTTTGGAAGAGCGCATCGAGATACAATGCTCAATTTTGCCTATCGCTTTGGTACTGAAATTGCGGCGCAAGTGGGATGTGATGCTGCGAGCCTTATTGGAGCTATCGATCATCATATGCGCAAAGCTTTAGTGGAAAATGTCGTCCCTGTTTCTTTTCACGATCCCAACATTTTAGAAGAGAATCCAGAACATGATAAGTGATGCTTCGCCCTCGTCCTCTGGTGCTGGGCTCTTTTTTTGCTATGCGAATGAAGGACGCCGTCCTGACCCGCCTTATACTGTTTCTCAGTGGGCTGATAAAAATCGTTATTTGAGCACAGTTACGAGTGCTGAGCCTGGATTATGGAGGACTATACGTACCCCCTATTTACGAGAGATCATGGATAATCCTTCTGTTTATGATCCAACTGAAACAACGGTTGTGATGAAGGGGGCTCAGATTGGAATGTCGGAAGCAGCATTGAACTTTTGTGGTTATGCCATTCATCATAGCCCAGGACCTTCCCTTTATGTGATGCCGACAGTTGAGACCGCTAAGAAACTGTCAAAGTCTCGTCTTGATCCGATGATTTCAGCTAGCCCCGCTTTAAGTGAACGCATTGCTCCTGCTCGTGCACGAGACAGTGGAAATACAATGTTCTCAAAGGAATTTTATGGGGGAACATTGATGATTACAGGAGCAAATAGTGCTGCTGGATTGCGTTCTTCTCCTGTTCGCTATTTGGTTTTGGATGAAGTCGATGCTTACCCATTGAATGTCGATAATGAAGGCGATCCTGTAACGATTGCTGAAAAACGAACCTCTGCTTTTATTCAACGTAAAATTTTTAAATTGTCCACACCGACCCACCGTGACACAAGCCGTATCGCCAAAGATTTCGTGCTAGGAGACCAGCGATATTACAATGTTCCTTGTGATGCGTGTGGTGTTCTACAGCCCATTGTTTGGTCACAAATCAAGTGGCAAAAAGGTGCCCCCGAAAAAGCTGTTTTTGTTTGTGCACATTGTGGTCATGAACATGCCGAACATCGTAAGTCCACCTTAATGGCAGAAGAAAACGGTGCTTGCTGGATCGCAACACAGGAATCAAGTAAGCCTCGTCTGCGTTCTTACCATATTTCAGCGCTTTATTCGCCATGGCTGACTTGGGGCGATTGTGCGCGCGAATTTTTAAGAGCCAAAGAAGACCCTGCTCTTTTGCAAGTTTTTATTAATACAGTTCTTGGAGAGCCATGGGAGGACAGAACAGGCGAAGTTATTGATCCAGACAGCCTCTATGCAAAACGCGAAGAATATCCCCTTGCACCAGAACAAGCCGTCGTGTTGACAGCAGGCATTGATGTGCAAAATGACCGTTTAGAGCTTGAAGTGGTGGGATGGGGGCGTAGTGAAGAAAGCTGGCATATTGATTATCAAGTGATCCTTGGTGACCCCTCTTCTTTTGAAGTGTGGGACCAATTGGATGAATATCTTGCAAAACGCTGGCCACATCCAGGCTATAAAGAGGGTATCAGAATAACAGCAGCTTGCATTGATACCGGTGGTGGGCACACACAGGCAGTTTATAATTATGTACGCCCGCGTGAGGGACGGCGCATTTGGGGGATTAAAGGACAGGCGGGATGGCGTGCGGTCTGGCCACGCCGACCAAGCAAAAACAATAAAGGACAGATTAATCTTTATATTGTTGGAGTTGATGCCGCAAAAGATATCATTACAGCACGGTTTAAAAAATCGGGTCCTGAAGCAACGGGGGCTGGTGCAACACACTTTCACAAAAGCCTTGATCGGGAATATTTTGACCAACTGACCGCTGAAAGAAAAGTCATCAAATATTTTAAAGGCTTCAAGCGTATTGAATGGCAAAAAAGTGAAAAGGCAAGAAACGAAGCCTTGGATTGTAGGGTCTATGCTTATGCTGCTTTGCAAGGTCTGATTTCGGCAGGAATAAACCTTAATCGAGAAGTTGATATCTTAGAAGAGCGTTTGGAAAAACTTAAAATTGAAGGTTCTGTAGAGCAACCAACATCTGGGATTTCTTCATTCACTTCTCCAAGAAGATCTCAGATAGCAAAACCTCAAAGGAAACAATCCAGAACAGTGATGAATCCTTATATGCGAGGGGATTGGAGGTAATTTGTGGATGAAACTTTAGGACAATTTAACAGCAAAATTAACAGACTGGAAAGTTTAAAAAGGCGGCGTGAACAAATTGAAGAGGCTCTTTATTCAGGGGCGCAATCAGTGCGTCACGGCGATAAGCAAGTCAGCAATCGTTCTGTTGAGGAACTCCGCAGAGCTCTTGAGATGCTGAACACACAAATAGCAGACCTTGAAGGACGCAAGCGTTCACGTGTTTTTTATTTGAATATCTCAAGAGGCTATTAATGGCTGGCTTTATCAATAAACTCACAGGCTTTTTTACAATTTCTCGTCAACACAATCCCCATTTTGAAGCTGCAAGCAAAAGCCGTCGTATGGGTGGATTTGATCCTGCAAAAAAACACATCAATAAAGCGATTGAAGAATGCGGTGATACCATTGTTGCCCGTTCCAGATGGCTTTATGACAATGAATCTCTTTATGGGTCTGCAACAGAAGAATGGGTCTCTGCGGCTGTTAGTGATGGGATTAAACCCTATCCTCGTATTGAAGGTTTTCAAGAAGAAAAGAAAAAGCTTTTAGACTTATGGTGGCAATGGGTTGATGAGGCGGACTATGATGAAGATGCCAACTTTTATGGTCTGCAAGCAACCATTGCACGAGAAGTCTTTCTAACTGGTGAATGCTTTGTAAGACTACATTATGTTGACCTCTACGGGCGCTCTGGTGTGCCGCTTCAATTACAAGTTTATCCCACCGAAATGTTAGACCTTACTTACAATGGACCGGCTGATATTGAAGGCAATTACATTCGTATGGGGATTGAATTTAATGCCAGTGGCAAGCGTGTTGCTTATCATTTCTGGGAACATCACCCCTATGATGATGTCCCTGCAAATATGGCATTTGAGAGCCAAGAGCGCGTGCGTGTCCCTGCTGAAATGGTCATTCATATCAAAGAGCGCCGTATTGCCGGACAATTGCGCGGTTCTCCAAAAATAACGCGCGCTATGACAAAGATCTTTCAACTCGAATCCTATGACGACGCAGAACTCGATAGAAAAAGGACGGCGGCTCTTTTCGCGGCGTTTGTCAAGGACAATTCACCAAACGTCGAAAAATTATCCGATAATCGTGATAAAAACAACGTTGAAGAAGAATACAAAGCACCTGTCATTGCGCCCGGTGCATCTCTTTATTTAGGAGAGAATAAAGAAGTTACATTTTCAAATCCTGTTGAGGTTGGTGGCTCTTATGAGGCTTTTCAATTTCGCAATATCTTGAAAATTTGTGCAGCACTTAATATGCCTTATGCCGTTGTGACTGGAGACGTTACGCGGGGGAATTTTTCTAATGTACGCACCTCCATCATTCAGTTTAGACGGCACGTCAAACAATGGCGTGAACATATTATTGCCTTTCAGTTTAACCGCATTGTTTGGGAGCGTTTTGTTGAAATGGCAGTGCTTTCTGGATGTGTCAATTTGCCAGGGTGGGAAGAAAATTCCTTGCCATGGCTTCAATGTGAAAGCTTTGCACCCCCGCTTGAAATGATTGATCCAAACAAGGATATCTCAGCGGAAAAAGAAGAAATCCGTGCAGGCTTGAAAACACGACGCATGGCACTTGCCGAGCGTGGCTTTGATATCGACAGCATTCATGCCGAACTTGAAGAAGAGCACACAGACGCTCGTGCGCGCGGCTTATCTTTTGACACGGATATGGCAGCGCCCTCTGGTAGCAATCAAGTGATTGATACCGCAGATTCAGACCCTTCTGAGACTTATGAAAGTAACCAAGGCAGTGAGGCACATAAAAATGGTGAATAATCTCGACATGCCGTTTTTGGCATCACGGCTTTTTGGGGTTCCTCATATGCTTGCCTCGACAAAGCTTGATATCATCCTTAATGCTCTTGCCCCACGCCTTTTTGCAGGCGAAAAGTTTCCCATTGAAGCTTATTCGCAAGAGAATACAGAAGCTTTAAGACCCCCTGAAACTTATGTAGTACAAAACAATGTTGCTATCCTACCAGTTCATGGCACGCTTGTGCGCCGTGGTGCATGGCTTGGAGCTTTATCGGGATTGACTTCTTATGAAGGGTTAAGAGCTTCTTTTCGTGAAGCCATTGCACAACATGATGTTCGCGCTGTTTTATTTGATATTGACAGCGGCGGTGGAGAAGCCGGCGGTGTGTTTGATTTGGTTGAAGAGTTTCAAACACTCTCAAAACAATACGACAAGCCCATTTGGGCACATGCCAATGAGTTTGCTTGCTCAGCGGCTTATGCCATTGCTTGTGCGGCTTCTCAAATATGGGTAGCTCGCACAGGGGTTGTGGGCTCGATTGGGGTTGTTTGTGCTCATCTTGACCAGTCCCGTGCAGATGAAAAACACGGGCATAAATGGACCTTTGTCTTTGAAGGTGATCACAAAACCCATGGCAATCCTCATGAACCCTTGAGCGATACAGCACAGATAAAAATGCAAGCCGATTGCGCCCTGCTCTACGAGATGTTTGTCGATTTGGTGGCGCAAAACAGACGCTTAAATGCTGCTGCAATTCGTGACACAAAAGCAGAAACTTTTATAGGCACCCAAGCGATCACGCTTGGATTAGCAGATGCGCAGGGCACCCTTGCGCAAGCTTTGGAAGCCTTAACGGATTCCATATCACAAAACCCAACATCAACAGAAAAAGAAGGACAAAACACATGGCACGCACACAATACCGCGCTGAAGAAGATGATGACGAAAAGATCGTCGACATCATCAATGACGAGGAAGAAGACGAAGACGATAGTGACATCGACAAAAACGCCGAAGACTTCGACGATGAAGAAGAAAACGAAGATGAAGATGAAGACAATGAGGACAAGCAGGAAAACATAAAAGCTGCTCTTGAAAAAGAAAGAAAGCGCGCAAAAGCACTAACAACCCTTGAAAGGCAAGCAAAGCACTTAGGCGTTTCTTTTGACGCAGCAAAAGCTATTCAAAACGGTATGAGTGTCGAGAAAGCACGCCAGTGTGTGTTGACGGCTGCTAGCTCTCAAAGCGCGTCTTTAAAAGTCTCGCCTTATACCCCTCATAGTGATGGGACGAGCAAGGCAAAGATTTATGCAAAATGGGAAGCAGCTTGGAGGGCAGTGAAATGACGAATATTATTTATGACGACGTACGCAATGGCGCTTATCTTGGACCCTACGATCCGGATATGTCAAATGAAGAAGTGGTTTTTGCATCAGGAGCATTCATTGAAGCTGGAACTGTCATGGGGAAAATTACAGCATCACAAAAATATACCCCTCTTAATCCAGCAGCATCAGATGGCAGTCAAATCCCTGCAGGGATTTCTTTTGCCACTGTTGACGCAACAGAAGCAGATCAACGTGCCGTGATGACAGCACGCTTATGCACTGTAAAAGCTTCTGAACTGCTATGGCCAGATGCCATTACAGATGAACAAAAAAGTGCTGCCATTCAGTCTCTTGAAGACCATAACAATATTTTATTGCGATAGGAGAATGCGCACATGGATATGAATTTTTTTAAACACGACGCTTTCTCAGCCACCACCATGATGAAAGCGATTGAAAACTATGAGTTTCAACCGGGGCTTATTAGTTCTCTTGATCTTTTTGAGGAAGTGGAAACAACCACCACAGTGGTTGGTATTGAAAGACGTGACAATACATTGTCCTTGATTCAAACCAGTGAACGTGGCGCCCCCTTGGCAGAAGGTAACAGAGAGAAGCGTAATCTTCGGTTTTTCAAAACAACACGGATTGCCAAAAGTGATACCGTGAAATCAGAGGAAATCCAGAACCGGCGTGAATTTGGGACAGAAGATCAACTCGAGACGGCAATGAAATATATTGCCAGAAAACAAAAGAAACTGATTTCTGAAATCGAATTGACATGGGAAAACATGCAACTTGGTGCTGTTCAAGGGGTGGTTCTTGATGCCGATGGCTCTGTCATTGTCGATTGGTACAAGGAATGGGAAATTGCACCACCAAAGCCGATTGATTTTAAACTAAATGTTGAAACAACTAATGTTGCAGACCATATTGATCAAGTCATTATGAAAATGATTGAAGCTTCAAAGGGAGCGTTTTCTGATCGTTCACGCATTATTGGGCTTTGTGGAAATGAATTTTTCTCCAAATTGAAAAACCATAAAACAATTCGTGAGACTTATCTCAACACAGCTCTTGCACAAACTTTAAATAGTGCTGGAGGTGTTGCAGCACCAAGTGCAATTGGCTCTGGAAGCTTCGGCAGTTTTGACTTTGCGGGTGTGACTTTTATTAATTACCGGAGTATTCACAACTATAATGTGAGTGCGAAGGCTGGAACAAAGCGCGCCATAGGCATTAAGCCTGATGAATGTCAATTCTTGCCCGCCAATGCACCAGGCGTGTTTCAAAAAACCTTTGCACCTGGTGAAAGCTTGGATTTTGCCAACACGGTTGGAAGACCTCTCTACACGATGCTTATCGTCGACCACGACCGTAATGCATGGGTAAAACCGGAGGTCTATAGCTATCCGCTTTACATTTGCACACGCCCTGAAATGCTGTTTAAAGCCGTGATTGGAGCGAAATAACATGCGATGGCACGGGCTGCTAAACCAAATGATTAAAGACGTGCGTAACACCTTTGGGCAGCCCGTCATCTACACCAGAAAAGACAATCAACAATCGTTTCGGATTACAGCGATTTACGGCATTAAGCATTCAGAATCGGACGCCGGTGGCAGAATCCCTACCACAATTGCAAGAAAGGAACTTGATCTTTGTATCAATGACATCGGGGGAATACCACCAAAACCTCAAGATAGTATTGTGGTCCTCTCTCTTGAAAACAACAAAGCCCCCTCTTCTCAAGCACACTTCACTGTTACAGATGTCCAAGCCTCTGAATCCGGTATGTATAAACTTATCTTGCGGGAGATAAAGTAAAAGCACGCTTATTTATTTTAAAAATATTACGTTCCCACTTGACATTGTGGCGACAATATGAATAATCGAATCAGGTGCCTAACGAACACCTTGACGATAAGCGGGTGGATTGCCGAAACAGTCTTTTTTCCGCAGATTAAAAGCTTTGACTCATTATATGCGTATAGCATATAAATGGTTTGTCGGGTGTAGTTATGCTATACAATACCCTTTGGGGGAAAGCATAACGACGGACTTATCGCCGTGTTTGTTAGCGCCCGGCACTCTTTTTTAGAGTGTCATTAACAAACATCTAACGATAAGGAGTTCACATGAACACACTTATAGAAATTAAAGAACGGATTATTGATCAGGAAACTGTTCAAACCGTTAATGCTCGTGATTTGCATGCATTTTTGGAAATAAAATCTGAATTTAGAAATTGGATTAAAAATCGCATTAAAGAATGTAAATTTCAGGAAAATATAAACTTTGTAACTGCGGTAAATTTTTACCGGGGTGGAAAAATAAAAGAATACCACATTACGTTAGACATGGCTAAACATCTTTCGATGATAGAGCGTAATGATAAAGGGCATGAAGCGCGTCAATACTTTATCAAATGCGAACAGCTTTTGAAACAAGTAGCAACCCCACAAGTTGACTACTCTAAACCCGAAGCATTACTTGGTGTCTTGAATCATCTACAAAGCCAAATCGAGCAAAAGGATAACACCATTGCTGAATTAGCACCAAAAGCAGAGGCTTTGGAAGGTCTAAAACGCTCTGATGGTCTGTTTGGTCTTATCGAAGCAGCAAAGATGTTAGAGGTACGACCAAAGGATTTAACTGATTACTTTTATAAAAACATTACATTATCACTTGACATTGTGACAGGAGTATGAATAACCGAATTAGGTGCTTGAAAAACACCTTGAATCCACAAGCGGATAGATTGCCGACACAGTCTCTTCTCCGCACATTAAAGACTTTGACTCATTGTATGCTGTAGCATATAAATGGTTTGTCGGGTGTAGCTATGCCATAAAATACCCTTAATGGGAAAAGCATAGCGACGGGCTTGTGGCCGTGTTTTTCAGCACCCGGCACTCTTTTCGAGTGTCAATGAAAAACATCTAACCCACAAGGAGTTCACATGAACACTCTTATTCCAATATTGGAACAAATAATTGATCAGGAAACTGTTCAAACGGTAAACGCTCGTGATTTGCATGCGTTTTTAGAAGTAGGTAAAGATTTCTCTACTTGGATTAAATATCGCATCAACAAATATAATTTATTAGAAAATCAGGATTATTTAGTTTTCACCAATTTTGGGGAAAACCTCCAAGGTGGTCGTCCCTCTAAAGATTATCATCTCACCTTAAGCGTAGCCAAAGAGCTCTCTATGCTCGAAAATAATAAGAAAGGTAGAGAAGCTCGTTTATACTTTATCGAATGTGAAAGACGGTTAAAACAAGTAGCAACACCACAGATAGCCGCTCCACAAGTTGACTATTCCAAACCCGAAGCATTACTTGGTGTCTTGAATCACTTACACAGTCAAATAGAACAGAAAGACCATGTTATTGCCGAATTGACTCCAAAAGCAGAGGCTTTAGAAGGTTTAAAGCGTTCTGATGGTCTGTTTGGTCTTATCGAAGCAGCAAAGATGTTAGAGATACGACCAAAGGACTTAACCGATTACTTGCGTAAACATGAATGGGTCTATCGACGTGCTCCAGGAGCGCCACTGTTACCTTATCAGGATAAGATCAAGAAAGGATTCATGGATTGCCCTGCTATTACCATTCAAAGACCGGATGGTACAGAAAAGGTGCTGCCTTCAACAAAAATCACATCTAGAGGATTAGCTTGTTTGAGAGAACAAATCCATGGAGGTGTACAATGAAAATAGATACCAACTTCTTATGTGACTTATGGATGGCATTATCTCGATTTTCTAGACATGAAAATATGAGCGATAAAGATTGTACTGCTCTGGTTGACACTATGAGTGTAATAGAAAAAGCTTTGATTTCAAAACTTCAGGATGAACTACCCAATATTACAAAGATTTTAGCAATTCTTACAGATTTTGGAGCCTCAGAATTACCGCATAGTATGGATTCTTTGTTGCGCGCTTATGAACCAAATTTCGATAACCCCATTAAAAAGGTTGCTTAAGTAAAAAATATGCCCCTTTCCCACTTCAAAGGTGGGGAGGTGGTTAATACAGATCAAATGTGTGGAACGGGTCGTTCAAGAGGTTGTACAGCTAAGCGAAGCCCCATGGTACGTAGTAAAGCATTTAGGCTACGGAACTCTGGATTACCTTTTTCTGAAAGTGTACGATAAAGTTGTGTAGGATTCAGTTTGGCTGCTTTAGCTACAGCTTGAACACCACCATAGGCTTTTGCCATTTGACGAAGTGTTACAAGCAGTTCCCCCTGGTCACCATCTGCTAGGATTGCATCAAGGGTCGCTGCTGCCAACTCAGGGTCATCATGGAATATTTCTGCCATTGCATCATCATGGCTACGATCTTTCATCTTTGCACTCCTTAATCTTCACGGTTTTGCCAATCGTACCAACAAGCACATGCACGAGTGATATCGGTGTCTTGTGTTTTTTTGGTACCACCGCATAATAACAATAATACAGTCTTTCCAGACTGAGCATAATAAATTCGGTAACCAGGACCAATATTCATACGCAGTTCATAGACACCATCACGAAGCGGCTTGAAATCGCCAAAATTTCCTTGCTCTAAACGATTAAGACGGCGAATAATTGCAGTTTTAGCCTGCACATCACGGAGCTTTCGCAGCCAATCAGCTATCAAGTCTTTGCCATCAGAAGTAAGGTAGTGACGTATTTCAAACATGATGTATATTCGTTTATAAACGAATATTTGTCAAGAAAGAAATTAAAAGTTGAGAAAAAATCTTCTTTTATTTCAATGAAAAAGTGACATGAAGCTTAACCAAGCTATCTTTCCGAATGAAAAAGATGTCAATTTTTTAATCCAGCTCTGCTTTTTGCGGAGCTTTTTTTATGGAGAAGCATATGCGAAAAATATCACAACAAGGGTTAGCACTGATTAAACAATGGGAAGGTTTACGTCTCAATGCCTACAAAGATGCCATTGGTGTGTGGAC